TGATCGAGCTACAGGGCATACCTGTAGTGTCGGGCAATACAGACGGTATTGTTATCAAATGTCCGAAAGCCAAATACGACCTTCTGAACGCGATAATTCATACATGGGAACAAATCACCGGCTTTGAAACCGAGGAAACGCGCTACAAGGCTGTATATTCCAGAGATGTTAATAATTACATTGCTGTCAAAGGCGATTCGCTCAAATGCAAAGGGGCTTACTCAAAGCCAGGACTTCAGAAGAACCCAACGACAACAATCTGTATGGATGCAATCGAGAACTTGATCCTGAAGGGTATTCCGGTTGAAGAAACTATATTGAAATGTAAAGACATAACCAAGTTTGTAACCGTCAGAGAAGTTCGAGGTGGTGGAGAACAACGCGACGTTTATCTCGGTAAAATTGTCAGGTTCTATTACGCCAAAGGTGAAAAGGGAACTATAAATTACGTCTTATCTGGAAACAAAGTTCCTAAAAGCGAAGGGGCAAAACCAATAATGGATTTACCCCCTGAATTTCCCGCCGATATTGACTACTGCAAATATATTGAAGAAACTAAAGAAATGCTCTATGAACTCGCTTATCTTAAAAGACCCATTCTTGAAAGTTTCTTTTAGGTTCTAACTAATTCATTTCCTCTGTAACCAGCCAAATGTAATTTACCCGTATAAGAACTTGCTTTTACAAATGATAACGATGCGCTAGTTCCAGACGCATTTAATGTCGCATAAAATTCAGAATCGTTAGACCAATTTATACCATCTGACGATCTAAGTAATCTTGAACTAACTATACACAAAAATTCACTACCTGTCCAAATAACATTTGAAGCATAATTTAAATTGCTTGCGGCTTCGTTATAAAAAGAAGCTCTATATGTCCAATTTACTAAATCGGTGGATGTATGCGCTAATCGCGGAGTAGTTGCGCTTGCACCTACCACCACATATATCGAACCGTTATAGGCTATTGATTTTGGAGTAGGTACAAGACCAACTGCACTTAAATTAGTATACCCCCATCCATCTACAGTAGATGCCAATCCCCCGTTACTTAGACCGATGAGTATTTTGTCAACAACCCAATTACAAGATGTTACTGAACTACTCGGAAATAACGCAGCTAAACCACTTGAACGATTTGTCCAGGTTATTCCGTCGGGCGACGATGCTAAATAATTTATATTATATATTACAAAAAATATACTACCTGTCCAAATGAGTTTACTTGCGGCAAACGAACCGCCCCAAGCCGATTGTAATCCAGTTCGTTCAGTCCATGTTATCCCATCGGGCGAAGTAGCGCATTTACTTCCAGCCCCTACTGCACAAAATACAGAACCGTTCCAAGCAATATTATAGCAAAGATTAGCACCAAATATAGTAGCCAATCCAGTTCGTTCAGTCCATGTTATTCCGTCTGTAGATGTGGCGCATTTTCCAGCTCCACCCACAGCGCAAAATACAGAACCGCTATAAGCAAAGGCATTAACATCAACCGTTGTAAAAATTGACGCTAAACTTGTATATTTTTTCCATCTGGATGCTTTTACCAAAGCTCGGATCATTTGAAATCGCTCCCCATAAGCATACCCTTCCAGTTAGTTCCACCGTCGTATGTGTAAAAGACGATAGAATCTGTTCCGGCTGAAGAAAACAAAGGTACTGCACCGTTAGGCCAATCTATACCAGACCAAAACGTAATTGTAAATAATCCGGCATTTGTCAACTCAAGAATGAACGTACCTACTTTATCGCTCGAAGGGGGATTGCTTACAGTAAAAGTAATATTTCCCGTAACAGTTTTAGTAAATAAAGCCCCTGTTGATAAATCTATATTAGCAGCACTCATTGCAACTTTAGCTTCTGATACTCTAGTTGCACTCGCATTACCCAAAATAGGTGTAGTAAGTGTAGGTGTATCTTGCATAACAACCGTTGAACCGGAACCGGTCTTGGAAGTTGGAGTTATAGCGGTAGCACTAATATCTAATGCAACCCATGCGGTTCCGCTCCAATACTCCAATCTTTTTGCGGAACTCGAATAGCGAATTTGATCCGCAAAATCTCCGGTAGTTTGATCCTTAAAAAGTTTAGAAACGGATGTAAAACCGGAATTAATTTTAGTTATAATAGCCGTATATAAATCGGTTATTGCCAAATCGGGCCACGCCATATTAAACCCCCCTTATAGCTACTGTTGCGGTTCCTGATAATCTATTACCATTAAGATCAAAAAGCAATATTTTAAATTCGGTAGGGTTTGGTGTATCTAATAAATCATATACAGCCAAAACAGGATTTGTAGATAAAGGAGAAACGGATAGAGTTTGAATATCTATAAAATCTCCCGTTATATCTACCGAAGTACCACCAATATCGGTACTAACACAAGTTACGGTATATTGTTTTGTTTTGACTTTGCTATCCAAACTTACAGCGGCTTTGGTTATTATATTAATTTCATTATAGTCTGCTACAAACTCTAATAACACCTTTACATATCTGAAATTGGTTGCATATACGGTGTATACTCCGGCGTAATCAGTCCAATCGGTTCCATTAAGACTTGTCGAAATTGTGGGCGTAATAACTACCGTACCAGAAAGCATAGTTTTTGTTAAATCCAACGTAATCCTGGTACTTGGTATAGTAGCTTCAAAATCTAAAATTTCACTATAACTTCCGGTTGTCAATCCAGGTTGTATGTATAATGTACTTCCGGCATTTATTTGATCTGATGGGCTACTCCACCCGTTATTAACAAAATGTTGTTGAAAAGTTTCAGTATTATTAACAGGATAAACAAAACTATCATTGATAAAAATTGTGTTTACTAAAGTGCCTGATCCATTTAATAGCTTTTTACCATAAAAAATAAAATCAAGGGGTTCGCTTACCGTAGCGTAAGTGGATAGAGTTTCTCCAGAAACATTATTTGTATCTACACCAGTTACCCAATATTTATACTGACCTTGATTCAATTCAAAAATAGACGAAAAGGTACTTTTGGTATAACCTATAATATCGGCTGTATTATAATCAACACCTTTTCTAATTTCATATTTACTTATTGGAAAGGTAGAAGAAGCATCGGGCCAACGTAATAATACGTTATTATCTACTATTTGACTAGCGAGTATTGATCCTTCAACAAAAAATGGCGCACCCACTGTAATCACATTTGAAGTTGTGGCAATCGTGCTTGCATTTCCAGATGTATCTAATGCTTTTATTAAAAACTTAGCATCTCCACTAATGTTGGGTTTCCATGTCAAACTATTACCACTTTCATCATATTTTATCAGAGTAGAATTATCCCAAGTTTCACCGACTTTTATTATATATCCCCTTCTATCAAAATCATCTATATGATTCCAAGTTAAATTTACAGTATCTTTATTAACAGATGCTATAAAATTAGTTACCTCAGAAGGATTGGTCGTTTTTCCATATATTACAACGGCTATTACAGTCCATTGACTTTTAACACCAAGACCGTTTACCGATCTAACCCTAAATTGATAATTACCCCTAGCTATATCATATACAGTAAAATCGGTAGAAGCTGTCTGACCTTCAGAAATCCAAACCTCAGTTGCGACTATATATCTTTCGATTTCGTATTGACGTATTTCGGCAGACGGTGTTGCCCACGATAAATTAAGTTTGGATTTAGGTATTCGTTGATCTTGTGAATAATATAACTCTTCGGCGTAATTTATCGGATACGGAGTATCAACATACCAGGGATCCGGCAATAGCATATCGGGTGTCGGTAGCTTAATAATTTCCTGAGATACATCCCAATAATAAGATAGATCGGATTCTTCTCTTAAAAGTAAATCAACCCCGCCCGTTTCGCACAAAGTCCAAGAAGTTACGGAGAAAAGTTTATCATACCAACCCAATCTAGGTATTGTGAGCCTTACGTTATCTTTCGGTTGTAACGCAAATGCTGTAAATTTTGCTGGAAATGTAACAGTAATTCCTAACTTAGAGCGTAATAAATGTATATTTGCTAATCTCATAGCGGTTGAAGAATTGGTAGTAAATTGTAATTCAATATTTTGAACCAACTCACCACCGTCGCTAATAACGTCAGCGGAATCCTTAACAACGGGAAAATCTGTTTGTTGCCAATAATCTTCTTTATTTACAAATGTGCCTCGTACTGTGTTAAATTTGTCCTTTCTACTTATACCGGTTTGAACTTCTAAATCGCCTTTAAGATCACTTTCCGTTAAAGTCATTACAGGGTATGTATAGCAAGCTGGATGAATATGATATTTACCCTGCGACCATACAACTGATCCGGCCCCTGCTGTCAATAATTTTTTCATTATTTCGACAGGGGTTTGTGATAAATCTACGGTTCCATCGGCAGTATATCGTTTTAGATTTTGCCAACCGCTTACAATAGATTCATCTGATATATTTGCAGCAGCAATAGCTTTGGGTACATCTATTTCATCTATGCTACAGTTTAAACCATAAGAACTTAAAAGATAATCCAAAACACACAATGCCCAATTATTACTCCAATATCGTTGACCATTTCTAGGATCGTAAACTTTTTTACCCTTAACAACGGCCTTTACATTTGGTATTCCATTTGGAAAACTGTCGTTATTATAATGCAATCTTACTATAATGTATGCTCTACCGGATACGGTATGTGAACTCGACCATTGACCTTTTGAAGCCGATATTAAATCCGCATTTGCGGTCTGACCTGGGGTTCCTAGATATTTCCATATTGTAACATTGCTACCATACTTAGGATTATTGCTCAACTTATCTGATAAATACACATCTCCTATTGATTCTACTTCGTGACAAGCTAAGACTACAACTAACCATAAATACTCGTTTTTATCACCAGAAGAACAAGCAAATATCAACGGCCCTGATACCAAACATTCACCGTAAACGACCCTATGCGGGGCAACAGCCGATCTAACTACTTGAGTCCTTTCGCGCACCTCAGAACTAAATCCAGGCATAGATGGCATATCGCCACCCATGCTACTCATCATATATCCAATGGTAGCAGCCATAGCTACTACGCTAACAACTGCAACCGCCCCTATAACGATTGCGGCAGTTACACTAGCACTTGCAGCTAAAGCCCAACCTATAGTTGCTAATACAACGAGTACAGGGGGCATATTATTTTATCTCCCATCCATACAGACATTTATTTGTGGGTATCTGAATAAGACCTTTTGGTGACATAAACATCGAGGTGTAGCCCACACATATACCGAGGGCCAATCCTGTTTCGGTTTCATAGCAAACAACATCACCACGCATTGTCATGTTTATATTACTATGCTTTTTAAATTTAGAATCCATTACAGACTCTAAACCACCTTTTTCTTCAAGTAATGCAGCAGCACCTTCTTCGTCGGTATATTTACCTCTAAATTCGCTCGCATAATCGGTTCCGGTAATACTGGAAACTACGTCTGCTGCAAACATACAACAATCCTTTTCGCCCCAAACAAACTCGCACGATTCGTATCCCGTTATAACTTCGGTTAGCCTTTTATCCCAATCGGCAAATTTCACGCTCTCCCCCATATTAATTCTTTTTCTGTCATTTGTTCGACATATTGCATACTCAAATCACTAGGGTACTCTGATTGTTGATCTTCATTATTATAGCGACGTACCCTAGCTCGTTCCCAATCAATAAGTTTTGATTCTATATTCAATGAAATATCCGCAGTTTTACCAAGACGAATTGGCATTATATCCATTCGTCCTTCAAATATAACTATAGGATCAGCCAATAAAGCGTATGAATCAGACAAAGGGGCAAGCCAAATTGTAGCAACCCTACCCTGAAATTCCTCGGTAGTCAATGCCAATGATACTATAGCAGGATCTAGGCCGGATAGAGTTAAGGTACAACCGTACATCTGAAGTTCATGTCCTTCTTGCACCGAACTTATGCTACCGAGTTGACCCACACCGAACCATTCATAACCGTTCCAATTAAAGCTATACGCCGCGTTACAACATCGTATAGTTCCGCTATCAAAGTTCATTTCAACCAAAACAAGCATTGGACAATTAAACGAAGTCAAAGCGGTTGTTATCGCACTAGATTGACTTCTCATTGAAAAACCTCTGTAGCCGTTAAGTTAAAAGTTCCAACGCGAGATTCCATCATTATAATGGAATCTTGTTCATCATCATCCAAACGCATTAAGCACGATGGTTTAGTTAGTATGACGGGATAGTTATCAGTTGGACTGTTTCTCAAGGGTGGTTCAAACCGTATGGTAGATTCACCATTTGCATTTGATGATGCAGTTTCAACTACCATTTTCAATTCGTCGTTCACCTGAAAATAATCACCTGGAAGCAATAAAGAACTCTGATTAGGAGTCCAACCATCGGTTACAAGATTATATCCGGTTTGAGAAGCTCCTTTTATCAAAGGAGTACCCAACGCACTACCCGAAGGTCTGTAATGTGTAAAATCGTATATCCAAAATCGACCAGCAGCACCGCGCAACTTTGCGATAAAGGCTCTTATAATTCGTATATCAACTTCGCTTAAATTGGCAAACTCAAACTCAGCTTTCCATCTTGCGCCTGGAAGTTCCATAGTTTGAACAGCCCTATTTAAAGGAGATTCAAAAGTTTGCGTATTTGTGAGTAACGAAAACTTGCCAGTAGTAGGAGCCTGACGAGTTAATGTGGGAAAATTAGCATACGACATTAAATTCTCCTACCCGACGCAACTGCAAATTGACCACCGCGTTGCATGGATTGATATACGGTATTTACAGCTTCGTCTTTAGCTTGTTTTGCAATGATCTTCATATTGGTAGCAAGATCAGCAGCAACTCCGGTTATACTGAAAGATTGGTTAATAGTAACCCCACCTTTGCCGCTCGGAACATAAGGTGTTATAACACCGGAAACTCCTGGTGTAAAGAGTTCTGGTCTTTTCTCTCCGACAATATAAGATTCACCAGCAGATACCGGCCCACCCATTTCGCGTTTCTGAAATTTAGTTCCGGCAATAATACCGATCTGAGCGGCTCCAATGGCTCCCGCAGTAGCGGCCAACCCAAATGCTACAAATGGGCCAAAGAAAGCAGATTGAGCCATAATCGCAGCAACGGCCAAAGCGGTAGCAATAGTAGCCTGTGCGATTGCAAGGGCTTTCCAGGCTATAAATTGTTCCTCATTACCCTTATCCATCATAGCGGCCATTTGTCCAAGTTGACCGGAAATTATACCGCCGATAGAAGTCCATTTTTGGGTTTCCAATTCACTCTGACGGGCTGCGTATGCTTCACCGAGAGCAATTTGTTCATCCTGATAGATTTTATACATATCGGTGTTTTTACCGTGAAGTTGTTCCTCACGGAGCATCTTATCTTCGAGCAACCTGATTTCTTCGTCGTACTGATTTTTGAGCGCACCTAAACGATCCGTTCCACCCCACATGTCAGGTAGATTTTGCGTGATCTTCGCAACTCGATGTTTTTCAGAACTAATGAGCTTTTGTTCTTTAATCAACTCATTTTCCATACGTTTCTTTTCTTCAGCTAATTTATTAGCTTCAGACAAAGCAATCTTAGTTCTCTTTTCATCTTCACGTTTCTGAAACGCCATTATTTCATTCAGTTTCATTTGCTTTAAAGTTTCTGCTGTTATACCTTCTTTAACAGACAAACTTTCTTTTTCAGCTTTAGTAAGTTGGTTATAACTTACTTCGAGGTCGGAATACTTATCGTCGATCTCCATTAACTTACGCTTGTATTCATCGGTTTCAGCGGCATTAAAAGCCTGACGATACTTCTGAACAAACGAGTTATATTCGCTAAATGTTTCGGTTTTAGTTTTTTCTTCTTTAAATGCACCTACGTTTAGATTTTTGGGAACTTTAGGATCATCACCTTTTAATACTTTATCTATACGTTCTTTATTTAATTGAACTACGTTATACCATTCATTAAATGCCGAATCCGTTTTACGAACTACGGTAATAGCACCCTGTTCAATTAGCTTAACAATTTGATCGTTACTAGCCATTGGAAGTTCTTTGCGAATAAATTCCAATTGACTAGGGCCAAACTCAGCCTCTACATTGGCAAACTGATTACTACCCATTACCTTTGCGCTCTTGTAGGCATGGCCCGACAAGACTCTAGCGCGAATCTCAGCAGCGTCGTTTGAGGTATTTTTATATTCAGCAATCTTCTTGCCACCCCATATACCCAATGCAACAGCACCTGCAATAAGCAAATTCATTCCACCAGTAGCCAATGTCATTTCAGCAACGAGTTTCGACATTGCACTTACAGCCGAGTATATACCAGCAGTTACAGCAGCCCACATTAAAGGCTCTCCCATCGAGCCTATTGCTTTTGCTATGTTCCAGAAAGCACCCGAAACCTTAATCGCAGTATTAAAAGAATCCCGTAGAAAAGCCTGGATGCGTTCTTTATTGTCATTAGCTTGTCGGCTGATTTCCTTCATAAACTCAACAATCTGAGCGAAACCTTCAGATAAGCCCCCGCGCAATACTTCGTCGCGGATCGTTCCCATTGTAGATTTAACAGTTTCCCACAAGTTGTTAATATCGCCTTGAGCAGCAGCAAAGCCGGATAGCATAGGGCCGATCTTTTCAAGAATCAGTCCGTAGTTTCCGGTTTCCCTGGCCGTCTTTTGCCAAAGCTCCAAATGTTCCTTCAGATTGCCGTTATCCATTTGGTTAAGCAACTGGAACAGTTTGTTACTCGGACGGTTCTCACCGCGCATCAGGGCCGAGATCTCCTGAGTATATTGCATGTTCTTATTAGCGTCACCGCTCGTCAACGCGGCCAAAGCATTTGCAATATTCTTGAATCCTTCGATCTGTTTAGTATTATTGGTATCGATCAATACGCCCTGTTCGACAAACTTACGGTTCATGTCTGTCAAGTTCTGAGCCGACGCAGCGGTTTCAGCATCCATTTTGACAAGCACTTCTTGAACAGCGGTAGCATACTGTTTATTTTCTTTATATCGCTTCCCTATATCTTCAGTACCTTTCTGCATTGAGGTTATCAACGCGGCACTCGATATTGCAGCCGAATTGAAATTCTCGATAGCGTCTACAGCAGCACCAGGAGCCTGACCGATCTGCGACATAACGGTATTGACAAGGGAGTACAAAACCTGAATCTTCAGAATTGCAGCAGCAGAAGCCAATCCAAAAAGATTCATTCCTTCGGTCTGACGAGCTACTCCAGGCCCACCATCAAGTTGAGCGATTTTTGCGTTCATAGCTTCGTGAGCGCGTTTGATCTCGTCGGCTGTAGCGACCCCGCTTGTGCGAATACGCTCATAAGATGCGACTATTCGTTCCTTTGATTTTTCGATACTTGCGGCAGACTGAATACCGAGATTATCAAAGGCTATTTTAAGGCGATCCACCGAATCCAATCCGGCAGCAGCCAGAACCTTCATTGCTCTTTCGCCTTGCTGTGCTGTTCTAATACTCTGAGCGGCAAACCTTTCAAGAATCTGGTTTGCTTTACCCATATCAGATTGCAGCGTTGCGGTATTAGCCGATAATGATATTACCAAATCTCCAAGACTCATTATGCGACCCCCCCATATTCAAGACGATTTCGGATTTCTTCTTCGATTCTTTTTACAGCCTGATATTTCATAGTTTCAAACGAATTACGCATAAAAGGATTTGGCCCCATTTTGCTTGTACCGAGTTCAACAAACTTCCAATACCATGCTTCTTTATTCTTAACATAAACCTCATAGGTGACAGCATACCCGCGAGATTTAGTTCGATCAACCTTAACGCGGATCATCTTCTTGAGATTACCAGGAGTAATCCATACGCCCATTTTGTCAGATTTGAAGCCCTTAAACAAAGCGGAAGCATAAGACCTCAGAATATGGGGCGCAACACTCATAGGTGCTTTATCTCGCGCTTCCTTCTGTATGACCCTAGCTCCCGCTCGTACAGCATCCATGAGTATTTTACGCTCAAGTTTTTGCGGAAGTTGCGCTAATCGCAACTCTAATTCTTTAAGTCCTGTTATTTCAATCACACCTAGAATTTTTACATCATTCATAGTCGAAATAGCTCCGATGCGATACGTTTTGAAATAACTTCTGGACTTTCTTCAATAATCGGTTCTTCTTCTACCTCTACGAAGTTCATACACTCTATTGCAGTAAATGGTTTTGGTCTTTTCTTTTCATCTCTATTTAGATTTTTAGTTAACGCCATTTGTTGACCGTGACGCAATTCGTGCCGGATTTCTCCGAATGGCTCTATGGCGTAAAAATCTTCAAGCTCAACCAACTGGCTTGCGGTCATGCCTACAATTAAGAAGTCGGGGTGTCTATATCCAAGGGCAACTGCGATTCGCCAGAGATTGAGTCGTCGCTTGTTACCCCTGAGTCGTTTCCCTCGTCACCTGACAAACCGTTTAACCGGAGTGCTGCGTCACAAAGTTTTCGTTTTACTTTCGGTGGAAAGTTCTTAACCGTTTCAAGTTCATCATCGGAGAACATACGGGTTCCATCAGGATTGACGATTGTAAAAAGCAAGATGTAAAAATCGAATATATCCATATCCGGTTTACCATCTTCTTTTTCAACCCGTTTTCTGACCTCTACAAGATCAGCAGCCGACATTTCGGAAACAAGCACAACGCTTGATCCAACCTCAACCTGTTCGGTTTTCAGTTTTACCTCTTGTAAAAATTCTTCTTTGTTTAGCACCCTCATTGCGTTTTGCCTTTCTGACGCTTGAAATATTCCCGAAGGAAACCCCGTACCGTTTCCAGTACGGGGATTTTAAATTACGACAATGTTACCGCGCCGGTAATCTGGACGCTCATATCTCCCATCAGAACCCCGTCAACCGCTCCCGAAGGTACTTCGGGGAACTTCATTACAAACGCGCTGAACGTGAATGTATCGTTGTTCGGAGCGACGATTTTGAATGTTTTGGTGAGAGATGATTCAAATGCAGTTTTTGCAGCAGCCTGACCAGGATCGTTAGCAACATAGTTGACAGACATAGAGAAATCCCCGTTGTCAACCAGACCGGCAACATACTCTTTGGCTGCGCTGTCGAGATTGGTAACGTCAATCTTGCTGACCTGTGCGCCCGAAGGTTTAAAGTCTTTAACTTCTTTGATCTGTGTAAATGTTACAGGAGTTGCAGTACCCCCACTTGTGTAGCTCGTGAAAGCACGGGTATCAATATCAACTACAAACGCCGATCCCGTAGCAGCGAGAACAGTTCCGACGAGAGTATTGATCTCAGTCATACCCCCAACAGAACCGAATGTTACTCGATCCCCTTTTGCAAGCGTATTTGATGCAGTTACTTCCGCTTTGAACGCTTTGCTAATACCCGTAACGGTAGCAGCACCACCCGTACCTGTAGCGATATAAACCTTTGAACCTTGTGCCGAAATAGCTCCACTTGCCATGATGTACTCCTTTTACAAATTTGATATTTAACCGAAGTTAAAGTTTTTCCCAAAGATAATAATCCATGAAACAGCTATAGCGTTTTGTATCGTTTTCATACCCGTACAACGGAACCGAACCCGAAATATTAATCTGACAACCAGGGGTGTTGTATACATCTTCACCCGAATCAATTAAAGCATTTGCAGCGTCATTAGCAGCAGACAATGCCGCTCTTGCTGCGGTTTCTTTTTGTTTAACCTGTTCGTAATCTATCCCGAAAATTGAAATCTGATAACGAACCCTATCTATACCACCTTCCCCTCGAAGAACATCAAACATCTGGCCGCCGATTTGAGTATAAGTAGCAAATAGATCAGAAACGCTACCCCTAAGACCATCAGGATCAGGATGATGAATAGGATATAACTCAGTACCGAAAACAGGTTCCAATATAGCATATAAAGATTCGTCCGTTCTCACGAAGGTTTGACTCCTTGTTGAGTCATTATCTCAACTTCTCTATGCCGCTCGTCAATATCGTTGATCCAGATGATCGAATATATTTTATCATCGTGAACAATTCTCATTGTAGGCAACAAACCGGCAACATATCGAATCGTTATTCTACCGTCTACCCCAGGCCAAGAAGCATTAACAGCTTGCCGCTCGTAACCCTTCAGCGTTTCGATATTAGCAAAAACCTCGCGCCACAATTGCCATGAGGTTGTCGGTGATCCCGACGCGGCCTTAATTACAACCGGAACTTCAATTCGTACCTTATGTCGAAGCGTACCGGCTCTCAAAACTTATACACCCTGTAATTTTCAAGCAACGGATCTGCCAATGTAGAAAGCTCGACCATAGAAAATCTATTACCGATTGCGATCAATTCTCTGTTCTCATAAAGAGTCGCCACATTCAAAAGCATCCATTGCTTTATCGGAGCCGGAACATCCATCGACTCATACCCACAAGTATAGACGATCTCGACAACAGCCTTGTCATTCAGCGCAACCGGCCAATTTTGACCGTTCATCGGAATAATGCACGAAGGTTGAACCGGATCACATTTATCAAAAACCACCCGATACGTTGAGGGTGATAATGTTTGCGTAACACCGTCTGTATCGACGTATGTAATGGCTTCTACCGAGCGTAATGGTGGATCAGATAATTCTATAATTTCACGACCTAGAGGAAATGCGTCGAGAACCTTAATCTTACTCTGAATTACCAAAGCCCTACGAGTAATGGCTTCTGCGCGAAGTCGCACCGCTTTTATAAAAGCCTCGATGATTTCAGCTTCACCAGACAGATCGGTTATTCGTGTCTGAGCCTCAACGTCCGATAGAGTTATCGGTTCTACCGGAGCGTATGCGGGAGTCGCATTTATTACAACATTCATACAGTCACCGTCACCGTTTCAGGATTTGTGAAATTATAACCGCTTAATTGCTTCCAGACATAGTATGTACCAGGATCAAGTAAGAAAGTCACATTACCAAAAGCATCTGTAACAAATGGCCCCGCTACGACAGATAATCCCTCAACATCGGTTGTAACATATACAGCAACCCCGTCAAGTAATTTTTCACCATATTCCACAGTAAATTTTACCGGTACAGGAGAAACTACCGCGTCACTACCCCAACTACCCGATCCATGATTGGTACTGAGCAATACGTCTACCGCTGTAGCGACGGCATTTACATCTACAGATGCCCCTGCGACTATATTAATACCCTCGGTAGCTCTTTTTATATCAACGTCCCCTGTATCCCAAATAATCATCCCCATCCAGGGTGAAGCGAACACCACTTCGACATTGTACGCTCCATACCCTTGATCTATAACACTGGTTACAGTTCGAGCGGTATATTCAGTGCCGTCTGCGTTTAATAAAGTGTAGCCTACAGTGGATAACCCTGCTTTGGAAGCGGGGAACTTTACATCAAAAAGGTTTGTTCCTATAATACCCTGCATATTAGCCCCCGTTAATGGAGTTTATCTTTCCCTTCGTCAGACTCAATGGACTCCTGACAATGGTTCTTTTGCCAGAAGAATATTTTGTTAAAACCCTCTTCATCTGAATATAACAATAGGACAAGACATGCAATCACACCGATCTATCATAATGTGAATACCAGAGTGTACGACATTCTACCCCCACCCTTCGGCTGCCCCTTCTTGGATTATCCAATAATTTGTCATTTCGTTGTTTTCATTATTTGTTGTTATATTTGATTGTGAAATACTCATATTAGGTAAAGCCGTATTATCTATAACAATCGCACCGTGGATTATAAATGCAGCCCCAGACGCCCCTGCAACATGATTATCCTGTAGCGTAAAGTGTGTTGTATCCACCCACGCAGCGATCAGATAATTAGTAGCACCTCCGTCAGTCGTAAATAGATTCCCAACTGTATCTGCTGCGGTTACAGTGCCGCCAGATATTGTAACATCCTTAGTTCCTGCCGAAACAGAAGCTGTGCCTGTGGAATATATACTTAATAGAGCCATTATTTATCCCTTGCGTATTGCGTATTTAGTGTTTCCCAATACCCATACTACATACGTTTTACCATTACATATTATTTCTGATATTTCGTGAGTAGCTGCTATTGTGCCGAGGAACCAAATGTCATTAAGCTCAGATACACTACCACCTACATTACCGATAGTAGCGGTTGCAGAACTACCAGTGCTGCCTGTAATACTAATATCAAACAGACCGTATTTCTTGGTTTTGTTAGCGTCTGGAAATGCCGTTGATGGTGTTACACCGGAAAGTCCAGCTACATTATAGACCATACGGAAACAAGGGGAGAGTAAGTCCATTACTATACCAGTACCTACTAAGTCAGACCCAGTATTGCTCAATGCACGTATACCGGCAATCAAATAGAGATTTGCTCCACGTGACCACCAAGCCGCTATCGGGGGGTATCCATTCGCGACAGTATCCCACGCGGATTTTCTTGTCCTTTGACAGAAAAATACACAATTACCAACACCTGTTCCACCTGCTGATGTTGTAAAGCCAAGTCCTTTCGGAGTAGCAAAAAATAAAACATAACCAGCAGAGGCCAAAGCTACTGTTATATAGTTGTTTGTGTCGCTCGATGCTACTTGGTTTGTTCCAGTGTTAGTTGAGGCATTCCACGACTCAAACGCAGCGATAAGTATTTTATTTGCTGTGTTGGTATCCACAGTGACATATAGATAATTAGTAACATCGTCATGAATTGCTGTTCTTACACATTTTCTATTAGTGCCAGCTGTATCGTCATAGAGTTCCCAACCAGCCGCTATGGTGGAAATAATGTTTGTATTTGTCTGGTCACAGGAGGCAGAAAGGCCAGTTTTGTCTGTAGTGCCGGTTAAAATAGCCGTAATATCGGCCAGAACATTAGCTGCTGTTGCCCCTGCATTCCACGCATATTTACAGTACATACTCAACCTCCACAGCATCATGGGCAGTACAGTTGCCCATAGTATCTACTACAATATTGCCATCTGAATTTCTGTATATCGAATTATCAGCATCACAGTAAGACGATGCCCACTCCACAAATGTTGCCGATGTCTGATCTGCTGGCATTGGTATGATGAATCTTCTCATAATAACTCCTTATGACTTCAAAACTTTAATTGTTGAAAACAGGTCTGAACCTGCAACAGTTGACCCAACAGAAGATACATCCATCGTCAAGTAGTCCCCCGCCGCAAGTGTAGTATTTGTGAAACTCCATGTCGCTGTATTACTACCGGCAGAGATACTTGCAGTTGCTATTGACGAACCGTTCTTTTTCAATACCAGCGCAATAGCCGAACCAGTTGGAGCAGTACCCACAGAAGCAATACTGACGTTTGAACCACTCTGTATAGTTCCTGCTTCTGTTATATACCTTCTAATATTGCCAGTTGATGCAGATAACACTCCGTTTTTGGAGTAGGTAATTTCATACTTTAGTGAAGCAGTGGATGCTTTTTCAGCATCCAACTCGTATAACTGAGCCTCAACCGTAGCACCCGCGAGATTTCCAGCAGGGGTTGCTGCTACCCTTGAAGCAAGCAAACCCTGGGATTGATACTCAACCATGACTTTATCAAGTAACAATTGGTGCGTACCGATACCAACCTGATTATTGTGTTGGTATCGAACATACAAAAAACCAGCATTACGATGAGATGCATCTGTAAGTGGAAATTCCTGAGTAGCATCGGTGGTTGTGTTCTTGTTGAAGTTACCTACATAACCCCAATAGGCATTGTCAGCACCAACTGTAACAGCTTGTGACAAGGAAACAGAACCTTGCAAAGCCAGATATATTCCAACTTCGTGTGAAGCAGAACCGGCATATCTACCGTTAGTCATTAATGATGATACAGCACCATCAACGGGTATCTTTAGGGTAAATCTAATAGCGGCTGGATTCGTTCCTGCTGATTCTGTTACTATTAAATAAGTACCATCATCAACAACTAAGTTACCAACTACTCCTGTTACTGCCCCAATAGTGGCGAGGGTGGTGTCTATAGCAGACGGAAAAGCATTGAGGCTTAATTGGGATACTGCAACAGACACAGAAGGCGGTATCTGGAATCTTGAAATGCCCCGCCAGTCAGTTCTGCGAATATAGTTGGTAACTGAACCAACCCTTTGATATGTGAATCTGTGAAGGACTATAGCTTCTTGACCAATAGGTAGAGCTGGAGGTAAACCCGCCATAGCGTCGGCATCGGTGCTGAATATGTTTTGGCCTACAGTAACGATGATAGGCATACCTACAATGTTTGTCTGCCACATATAATAGTTGCAGTAGTACCCGTCTGGCAGATCAGTGAGAACGCCACCATTGTCATACTGGATGATCGCCCCATTCATTTTGCGATAATCAGCAGCGGCCACATCATCCCATGTCCAGACTTCTGGGCTTACTGCATTACGCCACCAGACGTTAGCGGTAGTATGAGTATCGTTTCCTGAGTCATGGGGAATGTCCTCATCAAAGAACCGACAACGATTCATTGAGAACGAAGAGCCATCAGCAGCAGTTATTGCGCCGCCACCATAACTTGAGTCGTATATTGCCCCTTCGCCACCATGCAAACGCTTATGCAAGGCAAGATCACGGATACCGTGTCGCTCGTCACAGACAACACCCTTTGTGCCGTTCCAATAGGCCGTAGCGGTAAGTCCGTCACCAGCAAGGATGTTCCACGCTGTAGTTGACGGGGAAGGAACAACTAGGTTCGGCGTTGTATCTATGTAGGCGTAGTGTATACCGACAGTATTATCGTGCTGAACCGAATCAGTAGTAACGGTTTTCTCAACCCCTTGGACGCAAACCTTAGTCGTTGTAGGTACTGTGAGTGTTATTGTTCTTGTCCCTGAGTTGTAGGAAAGGGTCGATTCAGAACGATTAACGTAACCTGCTGGTGATTTCAATTCAGTAACGAGTATTGAATATAAATCATCAAAATAAGACTTGAGTGTTGCTTTAATATTAGCCCACGACAGCTTTTTCCAGATAGACGAATCTTCAGAGTCCTGTAGCAATAGTGCGTCTGCATCAACCGGAGTGGTTTTGCTTTTGGTGGTATCAATATCGTGGAGTTCACCTAACTCATATCCAGATTTAGGATTCACCATTAAGGTGATTTTGAGTCCCACCCCGTTGCCGGTGCGCTCAGTGATGGTTCCTATAAACGCACCGTGATTCGGAGCCACCGGACGATTGACCGTCATTTTACCAGATTCAGTTGATAGGAAAACCGATTTGTTCTCAGTCCAATCGGCTTCGTTATCAGTGGAGCAGATAATATTCGCAGCCGGTATGTCGGTCACATTTCCAAAGGTGGTATATTTCCCTGGATTTCCCGCAGTCACATCTACCGTAGCAACGGCAATAACGTAAGACGTTGACTCAGCAGCAGCCGAGGCTCTCTTGACCTTTGATCTCTTGCCAGTACCGCCATAAATATAAGTAACTGTTCCATTAACATGCGTCGTACCATCATCATTCGTCCAGTACATCGGCATCTCTTGACCATGCTGATAAAGAGAGGTGATGTTTCCACCACCATCTATCGACATAACCGTAGCTGGACACTGATTATCAACATCCCAAAATGTCTGACCGACATAATATGGGGTAGATAGGGTGGGGGAAAGGGCAAGGCCGTAAGAGTTCAAAGCACCGAGATTAAGCCCCGCATGATTAGTGATAGATGCTTTTTCAGCGGCAGTTAAATGTTGAACGTCAGTTACTTCGTTTGGGGATTCAAGATCGGAATGTTTCTCAGGTATGAAGTTAGCCATTAAAAATACCCCCAAATAGACTCTGATAAACCTCAAGATTTGCACCTTGAGGTTTGCCGCAATCTACTTCGATAATATTACTGAAACAAACCGTAAGCTGTTTTCTGAGTGACCGACGAATAAGATCGTAAACAAACTTTATTTATAGTTCGAGTACGAGATATCGGCGAATTGTTCCATTGGAAAAACTCAGCAGAAACCGGATAAGTTTTCGCTTCAGATTCATTATAAAACATTTTAAATCCTATAGCAGCACCATCCGTACTCGCAGTAGCAGCAACTTTGAGCTTCCATGCAACATAAACACTTGTGCTAAAGCATGTAAAGCCTTTAGTGCCTACAGATGCGCTGCGTATTGCACCGTAGGATTCGCCCTGAATCTTTGAACCTTCAGCATCCCGACTTTGCGTAACGTCACACAAAGCGGAACTTGAAAAGATAAGAAGAACAAAAATCGAAATTAAGAATTTCACTTTTTACCCCCTTTTTTACCAGGAGCCGGAGCAGCATCGGCAGCAGCACCCCATGCGGGAGCAGCGGGAACAACTTCAGCTTCGCTTTCCTCTGCTGGATCAGATTCAGGATCAGATTCAGGATCAGATTCAGGATCAGATTCAGGATCAGATTCAACCGGAGCAGCATCGGCAGCAGTACCCTGCTTAACACCAGGAAATAAATCAATAGCGACAGCGTAACCGGCATCTACAAGCTCCCTGGCCCGTTCTACGCTAACATCCATTTTCTGATTTTCAGTCCAGTTTTCGTCTGCGTCAGGGCCGCAGCTTGTGGTCAACATGCGTATTTTCATACGGATCGTCCTTTCAATTTAGATTAACCGGCAGAAATTGTCAACGTACCCGCGTTATTCCATACCGCTCCAGCAACATGCGGATCCGCTGTCGGGAATATCAACGCAGCACCGGCCTGAAGCTGAATAAGACCGCCCGAAACCACATTAAGAGTACCGCCGATAACAGAAGTATCTCCACCATCTTTTTCGTAATTCTTGCAAGCAAATGACTTATCGCGTGTAGTATCAAGAGCCATAACTTTCTCCTTTTGTCAATTAAAAAAGGGGCGGCGCAAACCGCCCCTTTAATTACCCTTACGGAGTACCCGCAGCAGGGGATACTACTGTTTTGGTACTTGCAACAGTAGTGCTATCATTTGTGCAAGGTTTGACTCGCGCCGAATACTGAGTTGCGCTTATACCGTCAACAACAGCGTTTTGAGTAGCACGAAGTACAACGCAGCGAACATAGCGTTTCAACGGACGATAACAATCAATAACGAACATTTTGTTATCATCGGTATCAGCAACAGTCATTGCAGTTCCAGCAAGATCGGCAGCATCTGAAAGATTGGCAGCGTCACCATGCTGAAGTTTGATGGAAGTTACAGCACCCGACGTAATAGTTCCGAAGGATACTGCAAACTGAACACCCTCAAAGCCCTGCATGTCGATTACAGCACCGTCAATTTCGGTTGTACCGGCAGCTACCGCGTTGCTAACGCGGGTGATTTTTACATTTTTACTCAGGTTCATAAATTACTCCTTTTCAGAGGGGCCGAAGCCCCTCATATTTTAATGTGATAATTATGCCAGTTTGACCCTTGCAAAAGCCTCTTCGAGAACCGGTGCGCCGTCAGTTTCCTTACGAGCGATAATGCCGGTCTGATTGGTTTCTGCGTAAAGTTCCTTCAAAATCTGGATGCGAACATTCAGCGCGTCAGCAATCCAGTAATAATTGAAGTCACCGAGAATACCCACATACTTGCCGGTAGTCATGGTGTTAGGAGAATACTCACTCAGATTGATTGGACGACCCAGGAGCATATCAGGCTCACCAGCGCGAACCGACTCTCTCCAAATGTACTGACCGTCGCCGTCCTTAATCTTAACCAGAGATTTCAGAACGTCGCGGTGGAAAATCCAGTCAGCGCGATTCCAATACTGAGTTTTGAGGCTGAATTTAGCCTCGATCAGACCGTCGAAAGTCGGCGCGGTAGTTTCGTTGCCGGTGGAAACGTCACGACCTGTAGAAATGCCGTTTGCAGATGCGGTGAAAAGACCCAAAGGCTGATTCACACCTGTACCGGTCATAAAGCCTTTCTCTTCGGTAACACCGATCTTGTATGCAAGACGGTCATTGACGATACTCTGAATCGGCATTGCTGCGTTCTCGATCAGGTTATTGCTGATCTTGATACGCTTTGCGAATGGATGCGGGAACAATGCTCGTTTACCGAAGCGCATTGCGGTATCTTCGGAGCCGGTTGCAAGCTCTGTAGTCCATTCAGCATCGTCAAGATCGGTGTCGAGAGTCGGAACACCCAACGATACGGCTTTGTTGAGCGGAAATACACGCGCTTTGGAGCGGAGAAAAACTAGGTTTTTCACACCGACCAGAAGTTCGGAAACCCATTGCTCCGGCATTACAAGGAAACCACCCTCGGTATCAGTTCCGGTGCTGAGAGCGCGGATCGTGGAAGCAGCCTGTGCATCAAGAGGCTGATTAGGCTGACGCAGCAGCGAAGCGATAACAGCCGATACATACTCTTCAGATGCGTAAGGGCTGACCGGCGCACCAGGGGTAGTACGACGAGATTCAGCAGAAGCAGCGGCAGCGATACCGATTTCGAGTTCGGCTTTAGCGAGTGCTTCGGCTTCTTTGAATTTCTTGTCGAACTTGTGAAAGTCTGCCATAGCAGCATCATATGACGCTTGTTCTGTATCAGTCAGATCACGATTTTCGGCCCCTGCTGTTTCGAGCAAAGCCCTTGCCGCAGCAATTGCTTTGGCGCGTTTTTCCATCAGTTCTTTCAACATAATGTTCTCCTTCGGCTTTCGCCTTTTTAATTTAGCTCCAACAATTCAAGCTGTTTTTTTCTAAACGCAATTAAATTCGGTTTAACTTCACTTTCGGGTTCGGGTTCATCTACGACTGTATTTTGAATAGCAGCTTTATTTTCTGCTATAGCTTTCAAAACGTGTTCCGGTACATCATCGAACATAGCAACTGAAACCGAAGCAGCAGCTTCTTTATTCTCACCGCTTATCGTAGTGCAGAAGCCCATAGCTTTAGCCTCTTCTGCTGTGTACCAACTTTCGTCTTTCATTGCCTGTAAAATTTCTTCTTTGGTTTTGCCCGTAGCTTCGACATAAGTATCTGCTAAAATTCCGGTCATTTTATCAAGAAGATTTGCAGTTTTCATCATTTCCTCGGAGTCGCCCATAGCAAAACCCCAAGGATTATGAATCATAAACAAGGCATTTTTCGCCATTGTTATACCACCACCGCCAAATACAGGAGAACCGAGCAATTGCAAAATCGACCCCATAGATGCTGCAAGAGCATCATTTGATGTGCATACTGTAGCCGGATGATCCTTGAGAGCGTTAAATATAGCGTGACCGTCAGTTACCATACCCCCAGGAGTATTCAACCTTAGATTAATACTCTTGCTCTTTACACCCTTCAAATCACGAATAAAATCAGATGCGCTTACACCCCAATATCCTATCTCGTCATAGATAAAAATTTCGGTTACTTCATCGGTTTTTGCTACAATATCAAACCAAGTATGTTTTCCTGGCTCTCTCGCGGCAATTTCGAGTGACGCTACATATCGTGCTAAAAATCTTTGACGATTTATTGACATATCAACCCCTATTTACCAACGACTTTTGATCCGTTCTGAGCGACCTCTATAATTCCATGCTTAACGGCCCAAACGGTTATTGAAACTATTCCGGCTCCAATCGCACCCAATACAGCATATCCAACTACCAAAATACCCTTGTTCAATGTTCCGACGATCCGTTTAACCATATTAATTTCGTCGGGGGTGAATCCCATAGCACATGTATTGTGGGAAACAGCCTGAACTACCTTTGCTATGACTAAAATATCATCTTTAGTCAAGCTATTTTTTCGCTTTTCATTATCAGGCGCATCGAGATCATCCATTATTTCATGGAGTTCGTCAATATCAATTTTTACCCGATCTGTTTTTTCATTCGCCATTGTTTGCCCCCGTCGCAGTAGTTTGTTCAATAGCTTGTGCAATCGGCATAATACCGGAGCCAAGATAGTATTTTTTACCCTCTTCAGTTCCGGTAGGATTTTCACCGCAACGAGTCCTTATTTCATCAGGAGAAATTGATCCTGTTTCAAATCGACCTTTCAAATACTGTATTTGAGCGACCATATCCCCCCTCAGAAGTTCTTCAGCGTTAAAACGAAGGGTATATGTTCCAATTTCAGAAGGATAGAGCAAATCCTTTTTCATTGCCTGTTCCCAACGAGCCATTTCAGGGGCCATTGTATGACGAACAAAGGAAATGAACATCTGTTCGGAACTCGCATAAGTAGAATTTTTATCACCAGAATGACCGATCAATACAAGAGGCATGTTAAAAATACGGGCAATATCTTCTACCTGATATTTACGACTTTCGAGGAATTGTGAATCTTCATTAGTCATTCCGACTTTTTCAATCGACATTCCCTCTTCAAAAATAACAGGACGATGTGAATTTGAAACACCCGAATACTTATCGTTAAACTCTTTTTTCAAACGCTCATAAGCAACGTCACCCAACTTGGCCGGATGTTTTACAACCATATCAACTTGTGCGCCATTTGAAAATAATCTGGCCCCGTGTTCTTCGGTTGCCATAGCAAGACCGATTGACTCACGGTGGTATTGAATAGGATTGATCCCCACAATACCATTCGATGAATAGCCTCGGATATGCAGAACATCATCGGCGCGAAGTATGGTCGTAGTACCGTCGCACTCAATATATTGATAGAAAAGTTTAGCTTTCGGCGGGATCGGTTGAGAATTTGCATTGAGCCATATCGTAATATTCTCCGTAGTAACACAAAATGGATATACCCGATCAGGATGCAGCGGGATAAGCTCGTTTATACCGGTTCCGATATTGTAAACGATCTGAGCATAAGCGTTGCCGCGCAAGAATCTATGACCCTGCATCATTTCGATAAATTCAAACGGAGTCTGCCACCGGTTAGCGCGGTATGTTAATTGCTTGTAGAGCCGATGATCCGGCGCAATATCACTTCCACCATCAGGACGAAGCCGCTTGATCTCACAAGGAATCATTCCCAATGTCTGAGCGTGAATTGTAACACAAGCATATACAGCGGATACACGCATAGCGGTATCGGAATTGACAAGTTGAGCAGAGTTAGTAGCACCGTTGCCAAAGTAATTGACGAGAGCCGGATCACCAGGATGCAATCCTGGTTGAACAGTTACACCCTTCGGCTGCTTCAATGCACTAAGAATTGACATGCTACCCCTCTTTTGGAGCCATTAAAAATGATAAGTAACCAAAAGCCAAACCAACCCCGATAAAAGCAGCGGGTGGATATATCAGGTAAAGACCGTAGAATACAGATTCGACACTAAAGCATAACAGCAAATCACTATCATCAAAGCTCATAACGAACCTTTCACAATAAATTATCGGTATCATCTAAAAAAACTACTGTCAATACTTTTTTACAATGTTCTCAAAATAGCCCCTTTTTCCCTCGCGGCTCTTTCGTCGTATACTGTTCCATCTTCATAAGTCATAAGCCGCGCTAGAGCCATAATAGCGGCTACAGCAGAGTCTATTTTTAACTTGTCATTCTCTTTTGTGGGGAAATAATGTTTTACTGATCCACCTGAACGAGATTGTTTTTTTATCACGTTGCCCATGCACCATGTAAAGATCGGATCACCTGGATGAACAAGCTCACCGGCATATACTCGCGCCTCAAGCTCCTTCATAGGCTCCGAGATCAACGACGGGCCTTGAGGAAACTCGATACACTCGAAATTTGCCCATTCCTCTATGTTCTGAATCAGATATGAAGCCTCTTTCGGGTCAAACGCTAGTTCTTTTACAGAGAAGTCTTTTGCGGCTTGTTCTATATCACGCTCAACCCTTGAGAAATCAGTTCTAGCCCCCTCGGTAGAGGTTAGATATCCTTCTTGAACCCACTTCTGGTAATGTTGGTTTTCGGTCTTATTTACCGTATCTTCTGGTAAATAATGCCTTGCAAAAAATGCTACGCATTGACGAGTTACAGGCTTTTCCCATTCACAACTCGTACATTTATTCAAATTACCCTCGACAATAGCATCTTCAAAGCAAACAGGACAAGTTACGTTGACAACTCGCTTTGTATGTTTAAATGCGTATACTACAGCACATAAGTCTATCTTACTAGCCAAGTCCAAAGCAACCCAACACTCATAATTCTGAAACAAATCTATAGTCAATTCTAAATCTTCACATTGTTTCCATTTTAACATATCCATCCAAGCTACACCGGCATTTTGCCAAATGTTTAAATGCTTAGTTAAAAGTATGTTCCGTTGCGACGGTTTATTCAACGCATCTTTATACTTTCCATATAGATAATCTTCATCTATTGAAATTTTATAGTTCGGATTTGCTTTTTTCCAACACTCGAAGTCTTGCCAATCATCATCCTTATCAATAGTGAAGATCATACAAAACAAAGCATCATTTTCAATGGTTCCTTCGAGAACCTTTACGGCTTCGGAATGAAGATCGTAGCAAGGGGCTGCCGTATTAACACCGGCTGTAGTAATTACCAACAACACCGGCTGAGAACGCGCACCCATACCGGTATCCATAGCATCATATAAGACAGGCGTAGGGTGTTCGTGATACTCGTCAACTATCGCACAATGAGGTGAGCTACCATCTCCAGGCTTGCCCACAACGGGGATAAATTTGCTCATATCTTCGAGATTGTAAACAGAGGTGGGATTCTTTGGAGTTCCGCTAAGTTCAACCCCGAAATGCTCCCTAAAATCTTCATTCATTTTAACCATCTGCCATGCCGGTTGAAAAACCATCATAGCTTGCGCTTCGGTAGTAGCACCGGCATATACTTCGGCCCCAAGTTCGTTATCAGCAAATGCCATATACAAACCGGTGGTTGCGCTCTCTGCGGATTTACCGTTCTTTCTCGGAAGCTCAAAATACATACGGTTAAATCTACGCATTTTATTCTTCTTTTTAAGCCAACCGAAACCAACACCTTCCATGAATACTTGATGCGGTTCCAATTCAATATACTGACCGCGCCATTTACCTTTAGTATGTTGTAGACATTCGGTAAACTTACAGCGTCGATTAGCAGCCCTAGTATCAAAATAAAACGGATAGTCGGGGCTTTCCGATTTCTTGAGATCATTCAAGTGACGCTTACAAGCCAACTTTTCGAGTTGACATGCGACTCTATTTTCGAGTTTATCGTTAATAACATCGTCACAATATTTTAATAATTTTTCAATATAATCCGACATTATATCGGCCTTTTTAAAAGTCTATATTTGGTATCAGTATCGTGTTTATTCCAAACTACCCATAAACATTCCATAGTAGGAGCACCACCCCTTTCTCCAAAACAAAAATCAAGTCGCCATGTTAATGCTAAAATATAACTAGGTGGTTGTAAATCGAATAGTTTTATGCGTTTTTGTGAGTGCCAATATTGAGATTTAAGTAAAAGCGCAAAATTATTACAATTTAAGTCAATCAGACGTTCAATAAACAATTGGGACAAATTAAAAGGTGGATTTGTCACAACCGAACAGTTATCCCAAGGTAGTTCTGTTTCAAAAAAATCACGACATTCTCCAAATCCCATATCGTTTATATCAGAAGAAGCTACATTAAACCCGTTATTAGTAAGAACTTTGCTCATATGACCTTCACCGCATGCCGGTTCCCATACATTCCTGTTTAAAATCAAATTACTATTTATAAGAGCTTGTGTAGCCTCGCTAGGTGTTGGATAAAAATCAGAATCTTTCCTTTTATTAACAACGGAAGATCCTGTAAGATTGGTTCCAGATAATTCAGACGATGTCATTTTAATTACCTTTCTATTATAAATAATAAAAACAATCCTATAATGAACTAAATGGATTTTTCTTTTCTTCTGGTTTCTTAATCTTCATAGATACTCGTTTTCGAGCAGCCGGTGTCAATCCAAATTCAGTCAGTATTTTAAATTTGAGATTCTTACACGATTCATACATACCTAATTCGGGCCGAGGTTTAATTATCTTATCACCACCCCTAGTAAATGTCTCGTAAGTAGAACCTTCGGATCTTAGTATGTATTCATACGATTCAAGTTGCTCTTCGTTATTAGAATATAAAATGATTATATCAATATCGGTTACAGATGCGATACCAACTTCTTCGATACGCTTGACAAATTGTACGAAAATTTCTCTCGCACGTTCCGATAAAGTTCTCGGTGGTTCTGGTCTATTTGAACTTGGCTTTGGGGTTTCTACACCAGCATGTCGGTGCGCGTGACGTTTATCATTTGTCAAATGACGTAAATCGGGAAGTGTTCCTGGTCTACCTGACATTTTGATTTACCTTTCGATTTCCAAATCCACCATCTTCAGATGCGGTTTTTCTTGAATGACATGCGGTACATAATGATTGGTGATTTGTGGGTTCCCAAAACAATGGATCATCCGATCCGGTTACGGGTACTATATGGTCTACACAATTTGCTACTTTAACAATACCGCGTTTTTCACACATTACACAAATGGGATTTGATTGTCGATATAAAACACTATATCGGCTCCATTTTGAGGTATAACCTCTTTCGTGTTTGGAACCTCGCTCTTTATCGATCTCTTTATAGGTCTTTTTCTGAGCTACTCGCTTTTCATGTTCATGCTTCTCGCAAAAGGTATGCTCGGTCAACCTACCGCAGCCGGTTTTCCGGCATACCTTTCGCGGAGCCTTGGGCATTACTCTTTACCCTTCGGTGCTGGAGCCTGTGCTTTATCTACAGTTCTCAGAATACCAATACCGAGCATACCGCCGAGTACATACATGGTTATAGTCGTATCGAGTTTGGGGAACACAGCAAGGCTTCCGCTCAAACGAGCAACCCATGACATAAGAGGCTCCAATATAGCGGCATAAGCGAACGACGCGGCGCATACCCAACCGCAAGCGGGTCGCCAACCGGCCACAAATAAATGCTCGCTTTTTGCTTCTTCCAGGTTGACTGCGATCTGCGCTAAAACAACCTGATTATCCATTTCCTTCAGCTTGCTTTCGATTTGAGCAACCAAAGCGGGATCAATTTCTTTACCAACAAAAGCCTCTCGAATATCTTTAGCAAGCGTTCCTATACCACCCAAAAGACCACCTACCGCCCCACTTGACAACGATGCAAGAATATCCATGACATGCTCCTAACGACGAATTTGAAAATAGATTCTCTGAATGTTTATATAAAGATCCTTGAAACCGATCTTATGTTTCCAGCAAACGTATATCGCGTAGAGTATAACAGTCACCAATACAGCGAGTATGGTCATTCCGCTTAACACAAAACACCACATAGCCCACATGGGGATGAATATCTGCATCAAAGCCCCCTGTATTCGAGAACATCGGACTCTTTGAAATTAGAATACTTCACCGAATCAGACTGATTTCCACCGAGAACTTTGATAAAACCGCCAGAAATTTTACAAACGAAAAATCCGACATGACCGGATGGTGGCGCACCGCGCTTCAGGACGACAACACAACCCTCTACAGGCTCGTCAAGACGTTTACCCCATGTCAACCATGATCTTGCATTTGCCGCCCCTGTAATCGGGTTTCCGGCAGCTTTCTGGCAGAAGTTCATAAATGCTGAACACCAAGCTATTTCATCTTCCTTTGCATGAAGGGTACAACAGTCGTGATACTGAAGAATACGGGGGTTTTCACCACCTATTACTTCATGTGTACCGATCTCTTCTTTGGCAATCTCATACGCTGTTTTCATCGGAAGCTCCTAAAAAACCATTGGGATATAATTCAGCAATTTCTTTATCAAAATCTCCACCAGGAGAATAACGCTTAAAAAATTCCCGATCTTTCTGGTAAAGGCGAATGACGGCAACTCCAACAGCGTCGGGAATTTTTCGAGAGTTGTTATCGTAGCATTGGTAAGTAGCCTTTGACAACCCTAATAGTGCTGCCATATCACCGATGCTATAGCCCAACTTTTTGCGTATGGAGTTGCATACGTTTTCTTGCAAATTTTGCATTTCCGTATGCACCTTTCATTTTTGAAATCCCCCTAACCGAAATCAGGGGGATCAAGCGCAGCTTGTGCGTTGGATTATTCCTTACGCCAAACCCTCGCGCCACCGTCAGCGTCGCGTACAATGAACTTACGCTCAAACACGACGTTTGGAACTTCTTCGCCCTTACGATTAGTACGAGTTCCTTCGGCTTCTTTAGCGTAACGCTGAGTTGCGCTTGATACCGTAGAAGCCAAAGATTTTGCGGTTTTGCCTGGAATGAAGAAAGACTGACCGACTTCCAGTTTGTCAAACGGATACTTGCTGTTGTTAGCACGACTTGTTTTCGGGATTTCGATAGAATCTTCGATAACGAAGCCGGTTACTACTGCGGGTGCTTTTTCTGACATAGGTTCTTCTCCTTTTACTTCTGTATTTGCATTACCGGTAACAAACTGAATACCGGCAGCAGTTGCGCGAGTAGCAACTTCTTCACCATTGGTTATTTCGCGGTTCATCTCGACGTAACCAATTTCCTCAAGATAGTTCGTAGTGAACGGATCGGTAAACATATATCCGAGTTGCGAACCATTTGCCTTTACAATTTCAGGCATGAGAGCGAGTGCGTCCTTCTGAAGTTTTGTTAATTTCGGGGCCATGATTAATTCCTTTCTAAAATGGGTTAAAATATAATTTTATAATACATCTTAAAAAAAGCATGTCAACAACTTTTTGGCAATAGCAAATATTTTTCTAAAACATCCTTCGCTTTTTCCCAATGATCGCAAACAGCAAATAGAAATCCTTGAGAAGTTACGAATGATCCAAAATCAAGTTGCTCTTTTGTGGGCTTTCCGTTCGGTTTTTTCATTTCGATATAAAGACCGGAATAGTTACCTCTCCTAACAGGCAAACAAGTATCACTTACGCCGGACTTAACACCAGAGCTTTTTGCCTTTGCCCCTAATACAACACTACCCGACTTCTCTTCATTTTTAACAGCGTGAAACCAACGTAATTCGGGATAGCGTTGCATGTTCAACGCAGCCCACATGAATAGAGCTACTTGATGCGAGAACTCGCTCTCCGATCTGGCATAATCTTCAGGTTTCATTTTAAGTTTTCCCCTTTCATCACCATCACCTCTACGGGCTGGCCTTTTAGCATTCTTTCATAAGGGTCTTGCTCTGATCCAGTACACACCCCCTCTCCGGTCACAACCGTAGATTTTAAGTCTTTACTACAACACCAATACCCGTCAATAAGGTTACAAAATCTTTTTCTCTCTTTAATCAATGCCTCAGCAAGCTCCACCTTCAGGGCGGCTATCTCTTCTTGTAAAGACTTCACATAATCAGTTTTGTATTCTAATCCAGTGGGGGTTTTTACATAATATACATTTTCACTCATCACCCTTCTCCTTTTGGTTGCATTGTTCCTCTCTGACAGGTATGACACCCGTTACCAACGGGTTGATTATCTGACTCTTGGCCGCAAAATGAGCATTTAGTTTTCATCGCCCTTCTCCTTTACCGATAGAAAATCTTTCTCTAGTTCCCGAAAACGTATGCGTTCACTCAATGAATCTCTGCCAAATGCGTCAGAAATCTTCTCATCTATCTTAGCTTCTACAAGCTCTATTAGAGCTGTATACTCTTTTTTAGTCATTGATCTTCTCCTTTCTCAATATGTAACGGTAATAGTAATTGCCGCAGCAGCAAGCCAATAAATCATCATTCGCCAAATTACCTAAGTAACCTATTGCCGATCCTACTTGCAATACTATCATGATTGTAGGTAGTAATTTAGGATTCATATTTCACCTATACAACCTACCTCAAATATGCCGTGATCTTTATGCTTAATTACTTTAAAAATCTTGTAGCAATTACGACGCGCATTATATGCAGCACAACGTAACGACTGTTCATTAGTTCCTTCAATCGGAACAGTAAAGCTATGACCTACTGGAGTTTGTTTGAACGGGTATCCAGGTCGGCCCGATTCAGTTCGTTCCTTCAACTTCGGTGAAGATTCTACAATAGCATAACCATTTGCTTCCATGATGTTCTCCTTTCTTACTACGATTTGATATGCCCACAATATATCGCCTCGAAGATTCTGTCAAGCCTAAATTTACACTTATATAAATATTATAGCAACATATATGTATAGTATTTATATTATTATAAAGAAATATGTATAAGTCTGGAAAGAGCCAGAGGCTTTTATACATATCATTAACATAACATTAACATATCACTTCATGGTCTAAGTATTTGATTCTACTTATTTTAAAATACTTTATATAATTAATATAGGTGGGGGTAAAAATTTCCCTTAGAGGGGGAGATCGGATTTCTTTTTCTCTTTTAAGCATATTAATTTGTATAATTTGTATAATCGTTGTCAAATCAACTACTTACGAGAGTGCCCCCATATTAATTGCATATTAATTTGACCTAAATCGAACTAATACTGTCAAATCAACTACTTACGAGAATAGGGTAATCCAGGGGCTGTTCGGGGGTATCTCAGGGTGATCCAGGGGGTAACTATGCAAAAATTGCAGAGTGACAAAAAACGTCATTGGTGACAAAAATTGTCACTATTTACTCATTTTGGTGTATCACGCGTCAGGGGGAGCCGCACGCAGAAGTCCTGCATCCGCGTTTCCCGCTCGTCCCAACTCAACCCCGAAGGCCACACCC